TTTCTAAACTCAGACACATTGTATCCTGATCTTCTTAGATTAAATCCAAGCATACCTTTTGGATACAGTAATGGATCTGGCTTGTCTGGGTCAAGGTAAGTTGATGTCAACAAGTCTGTGATTAATGTTTCTTCTGATACAACATCCTTTGTACCATTGTCATGATATCTAAAGTCAGCAAACAGTATACCATCTTGTGATGTTTGGTCTGTGTTGTCTATTTGTACCCATTCTTGCCCTGATGTTTGTGAAGAATCGTATCTGTATAAATCTGGATATGCTTCAAGATCTGATGTGTTCAACCAAATATCACCGTCAACCAATGCTGTACCATCTGTTTGTGTGGTAGGCTCAGTTGCTGAAATGATTGGACCATTTGGATCTGTGTTGCCCAGATTAAATCCTCTTGCATCTGAAGCTACATTTTGATATCCAGTCCATGTTGTACCATTGTGGATAAGAATGTCAACTTCGCCAACAGTTGTGTTGTACCACTTCTGTCTGTCTGCTGGATCTTTGGTTGGTTCATTCACACTTTGAATTGCTGTGAATGTTGTGCCTGTGTCTGGTGTGTTTTCAACAGGTCCCCAGTTTGATGCCAAGAATGCAAATGTTCTGTTTGCTTCTGTTTGATCTGCTGTGGATGAAAAGTCATCTTTGTCGCCTGCTGGTGCAACATACAAGTTTGCAATTTTTTCTTGTGAAAGATCTGAATTACCGCCATATGTGTTTGCATATGTGGCATTGAAACCTAAGTCACTCATTGCTGTACCTGAAGTATCAGAGAAGTAAATGTTGCCACCTAGTGCGTGTGTGATTGTGATTCTTTTTGTTGTTGCATCATAAGCCGCTGAGATGTGTGTGAATCCTGCAGCTGCAATTGCTGTGACAAAATCATCTGCATCAGTGCCACCTAGTGTTACTGTTTTTGTTTCGAGATAGTTTGCGGCAGTTGTTGCTGTGCCACTTGAAATGCCAGTTTCTGCCATTCTGATTGTGTCACCTGAACCCACTGCGTTAGCTTTGTCTGTGATTTTGTTGGAAACAATCTGTGTGGTTGAACCAGCACCTGCTTTTCTGCGGAATGCAACATAGTCGATCAATTCGCCTGAATCTTGAGTTGAATCATCCCATTCTGATTCGCCAATGTTGACTTGGACAAACACATCGTTTGTGGTCAAGTTAACACCGCCGCCTGTTCTGTCTAATTGCTGTAGTGCTTGTTCTTGTGTCTTGTACACAGGTGCTTCAACAGTTTCAAACTGTCCTGCTGTTGATGAATATTTCTTGAGTGAAATTGACGCACCGCCATTTGGCTCTGACATTTGAATCCAAACAGAACCTGATGGCCTTGGTTTGGAGTCTCCAGATCTAAATCCATGATCTTCTGTGTGTTGGCCAATGAACACTTTTGGAATGTAGTGTCTACCAAGTTCAACACCGACATCAGTAAATGCTGTGCCTGTAACTTCTTCAAGGATGATTGAGGACACAACTGCTGTTGTTGACGAGTCATCACCAGTTGCTGTTGGAATTGCATAAATTTCTAATTTGCCATTCACTGCTGATGCTGCCACGCCTACTGCTGATCCTGTGATAGCAGCTGCCATTGTTGTGACAGTTGTACCTAATGATCCAATTGTTTGTCCGTTGATTTTGATTTCATCTGAGTTGGTCACAGTTGGGTTTGTCACAGTACCTGCCACAGTTGGATGTGCAGATGACCATGAAGCATCTTTGGTTGCTGATGAAGCTGAACCAACCTGTACCCATGTGTTTGAACGAGTTTTGTAGTACAATCTATTGAATGGATTTGTTGCCACCACAGCATAATCGCCAATTGCGCCTTTGGTTGCCTTTGGTGCCGAACCTGTGACATCATCTGTGGATGTGATGTAGATTGGTGTCTTCACAGTGAATGCTTGTGTGGATTCATTCCATTCTTTTATGCCCCATGATGATGAAGCAAGATCCAGCCAGTAAAAACCATCATTGGGTGTGCCACCAGGTGCATCCGCTGATCCGGTTAGTTCTGCTGTGTCAATGTTTGCTCTGATCACAAAGGCTCTGTTTGCGATGCCCAAGAAGGAGTAAGCGGCTTGGAGACCGTATTCATTCAACTCATAACCTTGGATTGGTGTGCCCGATGCATCTGTGTAGAATGTTGGGTTACCAAATGTTTGAGTGAGTTCTCTCTGTGATGATACTAAGAAAATTTCGTTTGCGTTGGTGGATAGGGTGCCAGCGGCAGTGCCTGTTCCTGTGCCTGATGTTTTGTTTTGGGCAGTGGCAACTACTACGAGTGGTACTGCTCCTGGGATACCGGGCACATAGAATGATTCATCTACTACGGTAACCTCTACTCCTGGTGATATTAAAGCCATTTGTCTTTTACTCCTTGTTAGAAATATTTACCACTTATGGGCTGATTATTACAATCATTTTAAAGAGCGTCAAAAAGGTATGCATAAATATATGCGTGCTTAATGGAAATGGAAACAAACGACCACTGTGTCAAGAATGCAACAGCAAGCCAGCTGCTTACAACTATAGACGTGGCGATAAAATTTACTACAGAAAGAAATGTGATTCTTGTATTAGAAGTTCCAACACATCAACCATCACAACACCAGCATGGCAACGAGCAGGCTATTCCAAGAAGAAGTCATGTGAGATGTGTGGCTTTACAGCACAACATCCCTATCAGTTGGACGTATATTATGTTGATGCCAACATGAACAACAACAATCAATCCAATCTCAAAACTGTGTGTGCTAACTGCAACAGATTGATGCATGCCAAAAAGTCAGGCTGGCGTCAAGGCGATCTCACTGCTGACTATTAATAATTGTTTTTATGTTTTGCTGTAACACCTGAACAGTGTCATTGTTTGCAATAGTATGATCAAAGTCTGCATGTGCCCATGCCCATTCAGATGGATGTGTGTCTTTGGGTTCAACTCCATTGTTTTTGTAATCATCAAACCACTGAGGATTTCCGCCACGTTTCACACACCACACAGAACCACCTATTGATTTGATCATGTTCACTTCGTTGGGGAAACGAGTGTCGGGGATTACCCAATTTGTTGTGGGATTTTCTTGTATTCGTTTTTTCACCAAACTTACCCATATGCCATCATAAAAGCCTTGTCGCATGCATTCTGTGCCAAACACTTGTAGCACATATCTGGGTGTGATTTCTCGGCCCAATTCTTGTGACCAAAATTGGTCAGGGCGTTCACGCCAATCACGAGATTGTGGAGTGACTCCTTCCAGCATTGGTCTGGGCCAGTCAAACATTTCTGCCACAGCATCTTTGAGTTTGTCTGCAAATGATATTTTTTGGAATGAGTGTTGATCAATGAGATAGTCAGCCACTGTGCCTTTGCCAGAACCGATGAGTCCACATATGCCTATGATCATTAAAACAATTATACGAAAATTTTAGCCAATTGTAAAGGACAAAGGTGTGCCACCTTCTGCATAGTTGCCAATTTCTTGTTCCAACTTCTGCATTTCGTTGAGGCCTTCATTCTTGAGTGTGTCGCCATTGAGTGATCCGCCGCCTTGTGGACCTGCAATGGTTTGGAATTTTGAACGAGCCTCGCCCAGTGTGAACTTGGACACAGCCAGTGTGTATTCTCTGATCCATGGTTTGGCGTAGATGTCTGACAATAATATAAAGTCTGGACGATAGTTGTACTGTTCAATCAGCACAGTTTCTTTGTGACGCTGACGTCTGAAGATGTTCAATCTTCTGGTGGGTTGATCCCATTTGAAGTTGATGAAACCACCAAACATACGAGCAACCAATTCTTGATAACCAGCAAACATGTCATATGTGGCCAAGCCGCCAATTCTGCCTGTCTGTAGTAGATACACATTTGTGTATGCCAATTCAAAAGGATCAAAAGCAGTGCCACCTTCTGATGATGATGCACCACCCACAGTTCTTCTATAGATTTTTGTAACATTGATCACTTCTGCCGGCAGAGTGTATTGTGTTTGATTTTCTCTCAGTTCAAGAAAACCATATGATTCTTCCACTGAATTGGATGAACGCTGACGAAACTTGTCCACTGCTGTGGTGAATGCCATTTCATAGTGAGCAGGATCCAATTCCACTTCGATCATGCCATCGCCCAATCGCAATCTCACATAATCAAAGATTTCTTGTTTGGCGGCATTGATTTGAGCGTCTGTAGTAGCAGATAGTCCGGTGTCTGGCATGTGTGTATTTATAGCACCATAAATATACAAAATGCCAAGACTGTCATTATTCAAACCTGAAAAAGGCAATGATTTCAATTTCATTGATCGCAATGTTGGCGAAATGTTTCAAGTGGGTGGCACAGATGCCTATATCCACAAGTACATTTCACCCAACGATCAAGGTGAACTCAATGATGCCACACAGCCTGAAAGATCAGGTGATTCGCTCAACGAATTGGCCATTCAGGACATGCTGTTCTTGGAAAACAGAGATCGCAAGTATGATCCAGATGTGTATCACACTCGTGTGATCTACAATGTGTCAGACATTGATTTTGATCTGTCACAGTTTGGACTGTTCCTGCAGAATGATCAACTGTTCATGACATTTCACATTCGTGACATTGTGGAAGCACTGGGCAGAAAAATCATGGCAGGTGATGTGATAGAATTGCCACACCTCAAAGACGACTATTCGCTGGACACCAACGACACAGAATCGCTCAAGCGATACTATGTGGTTGAAGATGTTGGCAGAGCTGCAGAAGGCTTTTCCAAAACATGGTGGCCTCATTTGTATCGTGTGCGAGTCAAAGGCATCACAGATGCACAAGAATACAGAGACATTCTGGGCGACAAAGACGAAAACACATCACTGAAATCTCGTGACAAAGAATTAGAAATCAATCAAGCCATTCTTGATCAAGCAGAAGCAGATGCACCACAGTCAGGCTACAACACCAAACCGTTACATGTGATGCCCACAGACGAAGAAGGCAAAGTGGCACTGGTCACTGTGGACGAAGACATGCTCACAGACACAGGACACATTTCCATGGATGCTGTGTATGACACACCCACTGCCAACGGATATGTGGAAGGCTATCTCACAGGAGATGCCATACCAGCCAATGGTGAAACCTATTCATTTGGCACTGCATTTCCTGCCAATCCCATCGAAGGCATGTTCTTTCTTAGAACAGATTATGCACCCAACAGACTGTTTAGATTTGATGGCAGAAGATTTGTGAGAATAGAAGACGGAGTGAGAATGAACATGTCAAACACCAGCACACAAGGCACCACTGCCAGAGGCACATGGGATGAATCCACTGCTTATGTTGCCAATGACCAAGTCAACTTTGGTGATGAATTATACATTGCCAAAACAGCATCCACAGGTCAACGTCCAGGCACAGCAGGAGCCACAGCATACTGGCGCCAGGTGCG